CGTATGTCCCACCCGCTGGCCCAACGCCCACATTGACTGCTACGACGGCGGATGCACAGCCCGTCAGTCTGGTGGATACACAGGGCCGTGGAAATATTTATGCGCCTCAACCACAGCCTGAAACAACAAATACGACTACTACCCCTGTTACTACAACTACGGCTCCGCCACCCACCCCCTTTGTTGACGAAGAGCTTATGGATTTGACAGGGGACCCCATTCTACAAGCCGCTTATGACGTTCTTAAACTTTCTGTTGAAGGTAACCCTGCGACGGGCAGAGGTGGTCGAACAGGAGTGGGTTTTCTCCCCTCTACTGTTATGCCCGCAAACGTATTAACAAACAAAGAAGCCAACCAAGTTTTAAAGGCTTGGGACGCGGCAGGACGTGATTCTTCAGTGTTTCAAAGTTTGGTTGCTGGGGATATTAGTGGACAAGGTAATAAAGATGTAGACCCCGGCGACGTGGCTTATCAGCAAGGGATTGCGATATCTTCTCACGGCATGAATCTTGTACCTACCGGTGAGACGGGATTAACCACTACGCAAGCCGCAATTAAAGCCATGGAAGAGCGTAAGGCCGCGGAGGCGGCGGAGGCGGCAAAAGCGGCGTCGGATGCGGCGGCGAAAGAAGCTTCAGTCCAATCAACAACTGGTCAGTTTGCTATGGGCGGCATTGTTGATTTGACAGGCGGCATGGACATGTCCATGACCGGCCAAGGGTTAGAGACTTTCCTGAACCCAGAACGATCTAAGGCAACCCTTCGCCGTAACCTCGCGAAAACCGCACCACGGCCCACGATGCAGATGGGCATCATGCCTACGGCCCGATAATGGACAAGCTTTCAGATTATTTCACCATCCTGAAGTTAATAGAAATTGCTCGGAGTGGGCGTGGTGGAATAGCCGGTGAAATGAATCGATACTTAGATCCCAGTATTTACAATCAAGGCCTGAGTACGAACATGTTACGGGGCTCCGGCGGTACGGGCGGTGCGGGTGACGTTGTTTACAAAAGTGGTCCTTCAGAGGGCGTTTCTTCAAACAAACGCAACCCAAAAAAAGCGGGCATGGAATACATGTCTGACGGGGGTGAGGCTGAAAAAGAATATCTTTATGGCGTAGGTCCGGAAGGTTCTGGCATTGGACAGTTACTTAGCCCTTTACTGCCTGTTCGCCGGGAAGTCATAGAACCGTATCAAGAAACTTTTTCAGAATCTTACGTTGGTCCCGATGGGCAAATATATGTAGATAGAACGGTAACACCCGGTCAGTATGGCGAGCCGGAGTTTGCCGCCCCTCAAGCAATTTCGGTGTTATCTGAAGTTCCGGGCATGATTGCGGAAGGTATTGCATCTTTGCCCGAGACTCTTCAAAACATAGATATTCCGCAGGCCGTTGAGCAGTTTAAACGCAGGGCATTAATCTCATCACAAGCCGCCTTGGAGGGTAAAGAGAAAGTATATGACCCCCAAACAGGAACTCTTGTAGATTCGTCAGAAGCTCTTTTAGGCGCACCAATGCTAAATGCCCCCGGAACAGCCATAAGTATTGCTCGAGCGGGCGATGCAGGTGGCACGGTGCTTGGGATAATGGGCGGCACACGTGCAAAAAGCGGCAAGAAAACGAAGCGACAAGTAGATGAGTTGCGAAAAAAAGGACTTGAGGGACAAGACCTCTGGGACGCGCAAAGTGGGCGTAAAAACAGAGGTTATTACGCGGAATCGGACGGTCAGTTTCGTTTTGAAATAGACACTTCTGACGCCAAGTTTGCTGTGATACGCCCTGAAGATATAAAGCCTTTCACAGGCACAAATCTTGAAGACGTGCTGGATTTTCCACAGTTGTATGAAGAATACCCCGATCTTAAAAAATTGAAGGTAACTAGATTAACGCCCGCCGCCGGTAGATCGGTATATTTGGAGGCTAGATATGGCGTTGAAAGCGATGAAATTAAACTTGGGGTTGATCCTGAAAAAGGCTTGGATAAACCGACTTTGGCGGCTTTATTGCATGAAGTTCAACACGCCGTCCAAAAAAGAGAAGGGTTTGAGCAAGGAGCTTCTAGTATATTTTTGTACCCCAGCCTTGATGACGCTCGGATAACTTTTTACGAAGAGCAAAAAAATTTAATAGACAACGCGACAGTAGAACTTAGTCGAAAACTTTCTGAAGAAGCACAATCAACACTTCCCCTTTTGAGCAATGAGGTGGCGAAAGCGCAGGATGCCCGCATGGGCCTTCAGCAGGCCCCTATTAGCCGACTCCAAACGGCAGTCAGCAGAGTGTTTGGTATTGAGGGGTTTGGGCTTGATGTAAGTGATATTAGAAAAATAGCAGAGTTTTCAAAATACAGCCCAGAGCAAAGAGAATTGGCTATAGACGCTTTGGCAGAAAAATACAAAGGCAGAACAGATACGCGAGGTAATGAGTACACCCGTGGAAGTATGGAAACAGCGGTTAATAAAGTTCAAAATATTATCAAGGAAGAGTTTGGTGACGTAGACAAAATGCTAATGGTAAGGGAGGCCATTGAGGAGTTTTTACCTCGTTTTCATAGCATTGAAAAGGGCGCTCGCGACATTGCTGAAATGTCTATGGAAAGTGGTAAAGCTTATTTAAGGGTTCCGGGTGAGGTTGAAGCTCGTACAGTAGAATCTACTTATCTAGGACAAAAAGGTGCGGGCAGAGACGTTTACCCCACCTTACGAACAGAGGAATACAATCCGGAAAGAGCCCTTGACCCCGGCCAGTATATCTACCCAGTAGGGGATCGTTCCCGCAGTGTGCCTTCACCTTCAAACCAATCGTCTGTTAAAGATAAAGCAATAGCCGGATCTTTGGGGGCGGCGGCAACATTAGGTGCGGGAGCAACGGCTTCAAAGATACGAGAGGAAGAGGAAGAGCCCACTCGTCGTAGGTTGACGGAAGAGGAAATTCGGGCAGGGCGTATACCTTTGGAGGCCGCCATGGGCGGCGGTGTGGCTTCCATGGCCCCCGTAGCACGGAATATGTTCCGAGGGTATGATATAAGACGCGGCGTAGGCGCATACGCCCCATATACTAGGAGTGCCTGATGGCCAATGGTGACGATAAAGCACAGCTATCTTCGTTGATGGATAGCACGGCCCCTCGTTCTGAATTAGAAGATGCCGATCTTGAGTTAGATATTGAGGTAGCCGCACCGGGTACTTTTGTAGGTAAAGTCAACGAAGTTTTGCCGGAAGGCATAGAGATTGAGGCCGAAGAAGATGGTGGAGTTACTGTCGATTTTGATCCTATGGCCATGGTTGGCCTTGATAACGGCGATTTCTATCGCAACTTGGCAGAGGAGTTGGACGATAGAGAGCTTGGCCGCCTATCTTCAGAGCTTCTAGGCGAGTTTGACGCTAACAAATCTTCGCGTTCCGAGTGGGAGGACGCGTATTCCAAGGGCTTGGAGCTTTTGGGATACAATTACGAAGAGCGCACAATGCCCTTTAGAGGAGCCACGGGCGTAACTCACCCATTGCTTGCAGAAGCCGCCACACAGTTTCAGGCACAAGCATTTAACGAGCTTTTGCCGCCATCAGGGCCTGTTCGCACCCAGATTATTGGTGAGAAAACGCGAGAAAACGAAGCGCAGGCGTATCGTGTAAAAGAGTTTATGAACTACTACATCACCAATGTGATGGAAGAGTACACGCCTGAGTTTGATCAGATGTTGTTTTACCTGCCGCTGGCCGGTTCTACTTTCAAGAAAGTTTACTATGACGAGGCGATAGATCGCGCTGTCAGCAAGTTTGTCCCCGCAGAGGACATTGTGGTGCCGTATGGTGCCAGTGATTTAGATTCTTGTGAAAACATCACTCAGGTTGTAAAGATGACTTTAAATGATCTGCGTATTCGGCAGGTCATGGGTTTTTACAGGGACATTCCCGTTATTCCGGCGCAAGGCGCAGAAGACGAAATTACGGGTGAAATCAATAAATTAGACGGGGTAGAGCCCAGCAATCTGGATTATGACTGCACTTTGCTTGAGTGCCACGTCAATCTGGATCTAGAGGGTTTTGAAGACACGGGGGAAGATGGCGAGCCAACGGGCATCAAAGTTCCGTATATCGTCACGATAAGCGAAGATAGCGGCCAAGTGCTGTCTATTCGACGCAATTTTAAAGAAGAAGACGACGTAAAGAAAAAGATCCAGTATTTCGTGCACTACAAGTTTTTGCCCGGTTTTGGATTTTATGGCCTTGGTTTGATCCATACCATTGGTGGCCTGTCTCGCACAGCCACTGCGGCCTTACGTCAGTTGATTGATGCGGGTACGCTGTCGAATCTACCGGCAGGCTTCAAGGCCCGCGGCCTACGGGTCAGGGACGATGAGGAGCCGCTACAGCCCGGTGAGTTCAGAGACGTAGATGCGCCCGGTGGGGCTATCAGGGACTCTTTGATGCCGTTGCCGTTCAAGGGTCCGGACACCACCTTGTTCCAGCTTCTGGGCTTTGTGGTGGAGGCGGGTCGTCGGTTCGCGACGATTACGGACATGAAGGTGGGCGATGGTAACCAGCAGGCGGCTGTCGGCACGACGGTAGCGTTGTTGGAACAGGGCTCACGGGTCATGAGTGCAGTGCATAAGCGTCTGCACTATGGAATGCGTCAGGAGTTTAAACTTCTTGCGCGGGTAATGTCCGAGTATTTGCCGCAGGAGTACCCCTATGCAGTGATGGGCGGTGATCGTGCGATCATGCAACGAGACTTTGATGACCGGATAGACGTGGTTCCGGTATCAAATCCCAACTCTTTCTCGCAGGCACAGCGCATTTCACTGGCGCAAGCCCAGCTACAGATGGCCATGCAGGCCCCGCAAATACACGATTTACATGAAGCCTATCGTCGTATGTACGAGGCTTTGGGGGTCAATGACGTAGACAAGATATTGATAGCGCCATCTTCAGACGATCCGATACCAAAAGACCCTGCTCAAGAGAACATTGACGCCTTGGATAGCGTACAACTGAAGGTATTTGAGGGTCAGGATCACGACGCTCACATTATGACGCACCTGACGTTTGGGACTTCTGGGACACTTCAGGCGTTGCCGCAGTCGGCTATTTCGTTGCAAAAGCACGTGATGGAACACGTTAAGGTTAAGAGCCAAGAGCTTGCTACGGCACAACTTTTACAGCAAACAGGCGGTCAGCCTTTGACCGCCGACATGGAGCTTGAGCTAGAAGCCATGGTCGCTCAGATCAACGCACAAGAATTTGCCAAGCTGAAACAGCTTACGGCACAGATTACGGGCCAGAATCAAGGTGACCCGCTGGTGCAACTCAAGCAACAGGAGCTTCAATTGGATGCTCAGAAGCAACAGGCCGATTTGCAGATGGATCAGGCAGAGTTGCAGATGGATCAACAGCGTATGGCTAATAAGCAGACGGAGTTCCAGCAACGTCTTGCTAGTCAGGAGCGACAGACGCAGGCTAGAATCGACGCGGCTTTACAGCGTGAATTGTTAAAACGAGGTAATTGATATGAAAGTTAAAGTAGACGGCGCACCGCCTAAGAACCCTCCAAATCCCGTAGCCAAAGCCGACATCCAAGGTCAGGGCTCTATTCCTTACGCTGTAGCAAAGGATGAAAAGACGCCGGATATAGCTATGGGTAAGTCTACAACCGGCAAGAAGCGTGGCATGGGTGCCGCGCTCCGCGGCTCACGGTACACCAGTTGCTAACAAAGTAAGGGGGTGTTTTGATGTTACAGGCGTTAATTGGCCCGGTTACGGGATTGCTGGACAAATTTATACCCGACGCTGATGAAAAGGCGAGGTTGGCTCATGAAATTGCAACGATGTCGGAGCGTCATGCTCAAGAGCTTGCAAAAGGTCAGATTGAGATCAACAAGGCTGAAGC